CGTGGCTATCTAGGTACTACTGCCTCAACTGCTGCCGTAGATACCAAGGTAACAATCTCTCCTATATTTCCTAGATATGTAATTAAGAAGGCTATCAACGATACTATCCGAGCAGTCGGAACTCAACTGATGGTTGTAAAGCAAACTACCTTTACCTTTAACGCAGCCCAAAATACTTATGACTTAAGTAATCTTAATATTGAATCTATTCTTACTGTTATGTGGCAAGACATTGGGCCATCTTTGGAATGGATTAGAGTCAATCGTTATGACTTTGACCCCTTAGCAGAGGCAACTTACTGGGGTGAGGGCAGTCAAACAATTAGCATTTATGATTATATTACCTCTGGTCGTACAGTAAAACTTATGTACGTTACCCAACCTACAGCATTCACATCTAACAGCCAAACTTTTACAACCCAGACAGGATATCCCGAATCAGCAAGAGACTTAATAATTTTAGGTGCAGCGTATAGACTACTTGCTTATCTTGACCCAGCACGTGCGTCTCAGATTAGCCCACAGGCTGATGAGATTGACGCCAAGCGTCCGTTCGGTTCATCTAATAATGCTACTCGTCAACTCTTTGCTCTCTATCAGCAGAGACTAAGAGAAGAAATTTCTTCTTTCCAAGGTCAGTACCCTCCCCGCATTCGTTTTAACCGATAGGAACATAAATGCCAACACGTCAATACTCGTCCCGTAGCCAACAGTCAACACTGACCAGTGCTATAACCGCAGGCGCTGCTACTATGACAGTAGTTAACGGCTCAGCCTTAATGGGTGGTCAGAGCATTCCTGCAGGTAGAACCTTTACTTTAGTTATAGATGTAGATACTGCTCTTGAAGAAATCGTAGATGCTACGGCGGTATCTACCAATACATTTACAATTACCCGAGCCATTGATGGTTCATCTGCACAGTCACACTCAGCAGGCGCAGTAGTAAGACATATGGCTATCGGTAGAGATTACCGTGATGCCAACCTACATACCCAGGCTGCTGCCTCTTATAATGATGGCGCAGGTAATGCCCAGTCAATGCACGGCATTGCATCTGGCGAAGGTGATGTAGTAGGTACAGCCAAGGCACAGACCCTTACTAACAAGACTCTTACTACCCCAATAATTTCTAGCCCTACAATTACTGGAACATCTGGTCTTGAAACCAGCATAGTATTTGAAGGTGCTACGGCTGATGCCCACGAGACTACCCTGACTGTAGTCGAGCCTACACAGGATAATGAAATCACCCTACCTAATACGACAGGTACAGTAGTCATTGCTACGGCTTCTCAGACCTTGACCAATAAGACCCTGACCAGCCCTATCATCTCTGGTAGCCCTGTAATCACTGGTCTATCTAGCGCAGGTATGTCTGCTTCCTCTGCTACCCCGAAGGATTATGTAGATAGCATTCTAGGCTCAGCAACTGCTGCAGCAACCTCCGCAGCCTCGGCTGCTACGAGTGCTACCAGTGCTGCTACCAGTGCTACAAGTGCCTCTAATAGCGCCACAGCCTCGGCAACGAGTGCCTCAGCAGCAGCCACAAGTGCCACAAGCGCTGCTGCTTCGGCTACCGCTGCTGCTACATCTGCTACAAGCGCAGCCGTTTCTGCTACGGCAGCGGCTACTTCTGCTACTAGCGCTGCAGCATCGGCAACTGCTGCTACTACTTCAGCCACATCTGCTGAGACAAGTGCTACATCATCGGCTACATCAGCCAGTGCTGCTGCTACTTCGGCAACAGCAGCAGCGGCATCAGCAACGGCTGCAGCAACTAGCGCTACATCTGCAGCAGCATCTGCTACCGCAGCAGCCACATCAGCAACTTCTGCTGCTGCTAGTTATGACCAGTTTGATGATAGATACCTTGGCAACAAGTCATCTGACCCGACATTAGATAATGATGGTGGCGCACTACTAACTGGTGCACTTTACTTTAATGATGTCATTGATGCTATGAAGGTTTACAACGGCGCTTCTTGGGACTTAGTAGCCCCTGACACATCAGCCTTTATTGACAAAGCAATTCTTACCGCTAAAGGTTCTCTTATCTCAGCAAGCGGAGCATCTACTCCATCTGTCTTAACTGTTGCCTCAACCAATGGATATATCTTGGCTGTTGACTCTGCAACCACAACAGGTCTTGCCTGGATTGCTAATGACCAAGGAGATATTACAGCAGTATCTGCTGGTACAGGAATTACAATAGCAAGTAGCACTGGTCCAATTCCTGCAGTATCTATTGACTCAACTGTAGCAACTACTAGTGGAACTCAAACTTTTACAAACAAAACAATTAGCGGAGCAAATAACACTTTATCTAATATTGGTAATGCATCTTTAACTAATTCAAGCATTACACTCAATGGTACTCCTGTCTCCCTCGGAGGCAGTGCTACTATTGATGCAGGAACCGACCCAGTATATGTCATAATGGGCGCACTTTAAGAAAGGATACAGTAACTAATGGCTGTAACATCTAAAACGCTGGCTAGAACAGCAGCAGCAACAGCAAGCGCAACCCTATACACACAACCTAATACTACAACTACTACAGTAATCACCAATATGTTGGTGACTAATACTACTGGCAGTACTGCTAACTTTACATTAACCATTGCTGGAGTAACTGCTGCATCATCAGTATCTGTTGGTGCCTATGACACCACAGTAATTGATATGAAGCAGGTTATTCCACCAACTAGCCCTGCTACTACAATTGCTGGACTTGCATCTACTACTGGTGTAAGTTTCCATATCTCTGGAGTGGAGATTTCTTGATGGCACCTGTATATAGATTAAAAGCCAGTAGTATAAAAGGCAGAACTAATTACGGGAGTATGCTGGCTGGGAATAATGCTTTTGCACCTTTTGTCAACACCCCAGCCGTAACTTCAGGTCTTACGCATTGGTTTGACGGGTCTGATTCTTCAACTATGACTGTATCTAGTGGAAATATCTCTGAATGGAATATCAAATCACCTGCTAGTGGTGGAGCAAATGTTAGTCAGGCTACAGGAGCAAGACAACCTGATTTGGAGTCATCTGTTCAAAACGGAAGGTCGGCGGTTAGGTTCAAAGACGCTAACCTTGATAACCTAAAAAGCACTACGCAACCGACTACTGGTACTGGAGCATTTACAGTATGTATTGCGGGGAAATCTACGGATACAAATACAGACCAAACAATGGTTTCTTGGGGTACTTCAAACGCTGTAGGAGCAGGGTGGAGTAACATTTTTGAGGATGATGAAAAAATATCAGGTGGTTATGCTGGAGGCAGAGACGATAACTATGTTTTTAGTGACAGCGCCTACAACAACACTTGGTTTACTATAGTAACTACAGGTTCAGGCACATCCTTAAAAGGGTTTTTTCAAGATGAATCAAAAAAGACAAAAACAACTCCTACAGTAAATGTTAGTAGTAACTCTGAGTTTTTTCTTGGTTGGCTAACTAATCCTTGGTATGAAACATTTGGTTTTGATGGGTACATTGGAGATGTTCTTATCTACAACAGAGTGCTGACTGACCAAGAATGTACTGATATGCGTGACTGGCTACAAGAAAAGTGGGGTATCTAATGACATATTATATTTTTTCAGATATAAATGAGTTTAATGAATGGCACGAAACTATTATGGGAGAGTTAGGAATACCTGACGGATTAGGAACTATTGAATACACTATTCCTATGGTTCACCCTATAAATGGTTCTGTAGTTTGTACTATAGACGAAAGAGCCAATATGAATAATCGACCATCGTTAAATCGTGATGAAATGTATAACGCAGGTTACAAGGAAAGACCAACACCTTTAGAAAACCTGTAAATAAATGAAAGGCATTATGGAAATAACTTTTATAGATTATAGCGGCGAACACCGCGAACCGCCTACCCTTGCAAAAAATAATCTTCCTAGTTGGTATCAAGAAATGCCTCCTTATATGAACAATATAAAATCTACAAAAATTGTAAATGGTTCCCGTGTTACAACCGCAACTATAAAAAAATGTATGCCTGTTTTTGATACTTTAACTTCGGGATATTTATTAAATACTTGGTCAGATATAATTATAGAAAATATAAATAATGTTATTAGTTATCGTGTTACTGAACCCATTTTAACCGAACATAATATACAACAAGCACCTAATCACCCCGCAGTAAATATACAAGATGACATTATTGCCAAGTTTTTAAATAATTGGGGCATAAAAACGCCTGAAGGTTATTCTTGTTTATTTATTGCTCCTCCGCACAGAGAAAATCCTATTTCTATCTTAACGGGTATTGTTGATACAGACACTTACCATCACCCCGTTCATTTACCTTTTACCCTCAACAACCGTAATTTTACAGGCGTCATACCTAAAGGCACTCCCGTAGCACAAATAATCCCTTTTAATCGTATTGAGTGGGAAGCGCGTTATGAATCCGTAAACGAAGAAGATAATAAAAAAATGTTAGATAAACTTTATGAACATAATTTTAACGCGTATAAAACCAACTTTTGGTCGTCAAAACGTTATTCTTAGTTGGGTTAAAGTAAAACTACAAACAGAGTAAGAAAGTAGGGGACAATATGATACAAAAACAAGAGACAGTGGCTATCGGTTGGTGCGACAATGGCACCACCGATGGTAAGTTTACTGAAGGATTAATGACAGCAGTAATTGCTGGTCCTAACAATGGTATGCGCTTTACTACTAGCATACGTGTGCAGGGTAATCAGATAGGCAGACAACGCCAGATACTCTTTGATTACTGGGCAGATAAACTCAAGACAGACTGGATACTATGGGTAGATTCAGACATAGTTCTAAGCCTTGAGGCTATCCAGAAACTATGGCAGACAGCCGATAAGGTAAACCGTCCAGTAGTTAGCGGTGTTTACTTCATATCCAAGGAGAACGAGGGCAGTCTTATGCGCCCGTTCCCTGTCTTGTTTGATGATGTAAGTGAGTTTGAAGTTCGCTATCACCACCCATTGCCAGAGAATCAGGTAATTAAGTGTGACTCAGCAGGCTTTGGATTTGTGCTTATGCACAAGTCTATAGTTCCTAAGATGCGAGAAGCATTCCCTGGTAAAGGTATGTTTATGGAGACTGGTGATGGCAAAGATGAGCATTTTGTTGGCGAAGATATTATCTTTTTCCGCCGTATGAAGGCAGCAGGTGTACCACTACACGCCCATACTGGAGCACTGGTAAAGCATATGAAACGCTTTAGCGTTGACTATGACTACTATGCATTGTATTGGGCTAACGAACATTTAAAGACAAAACTTAAGGAACAAGAGCAACAAGGAGAATAAGTGGCTGGTCGTGATATTACAGAAGGTCGCGGTTCTAATGTCGCGGACGTTGGTTATGCTATCGCTGTTGATGTTGGTGTAGTTGCTACTGATGCTATCTGGCAGAATACTGATATAGCCTATGATGTTGCTATCGGTGGTATGCCATTCATCTATGCCATCAATGATGCTAACCCATATATTCGCCAGACTGCTCCTTATAGGAAAGAACAATTCGATAATCAAACCGAGCCTGGTGAGCAGACCCTCACTGGTTGGTGGATTAGAAGCCAGTCATCCTTTCATAGCGGAACAGGAATTACTTTCTTTGACCCTGCTTTAGTAATCAATGAAAGCACATACCGCTTTGCCGACAGTCGTAATGTAGACGTTTGGACTAAAGGCGAAGTAACCCTACTTAATGCTGTTGCTGAAGAGCATTATGTTACAGGAGCAGTATCTAGTAACCTAAGAGCAAATCAATCTTTACGCTCTATTAAATATGGCAGCACTCAAGGTGTTCTTCTAAGAGATGAATATGATGTAGATAAGATTGCTCAAGATGGAACTGTCACTCACTTTGTTGATTATGTTTCTGGCACCGATGACAAAGTATTTGCTATCTGTGATGATGGAACTACTGCCTATTGGGTCACCAATGATACTGGCCCATCAGGCAAACTAGAGGTAAATAAGAAAGCCCTTACTGGTGATGCTTCTACTTCTGCAACAGTTATGTTTACAGCCAATGGTATTACTGTAACTAATGCGGTAATGGAGTTTGTCAAAGAGCGTATTGTTATGTGTGCTAATGACAAGGTATATGAGTTCTCCTCAGCAGCCTCAGCCCTACCTACTGCAGTTTATACACATCCATCTAGTAGCCACGTATTTACTAGCATAGCAGCATCAGGTCCTGCAATATATGTTGCTGGTTATAATGGCATTCAATCCACTATATTAAAATTTACCCTCAGTACCGCAGGTGTTATGCCTACCCTGACCCAAGCGGTAGTAGCAGCAGAGATGCCAGTGGGCGAGATTATCCATAAGATTCATTACTACTTAGGCTATATGATTATCGGAACCAATAAAGGTATTCGAGTATCTGTAGTATCTGATGTAGATGGGTCTATAAACTATGGTCCTTTGATTGTTGAAACTGACCAGCCAGTGTATGACTTCTGTTCACGTGACCATTATGTATGGGCAACGGCTGGGGTCGATGGATACCCAGGGTTAATTCGTATTGACTTAAGTCAGCAACTAGAGCCTTTAGTTTTTGCTTACGCAAATGACATTTATTATGGCACTTCACTTGGTCACGAAACCACAGCCTGTGCTTTTGCTGGTGATACTGATAGACTTGTCTTCTCATCAGAATCCAACACTGTTGGCGGGACTATTACTAATAAAGCACTTACAAGCAATGTTGCTACCTTGACAACTGCTACAGCCCACGGATTAAGCGTTGGAGATGAGGTATGGGTTCAAGGTGTTGACTCAACATTTAACTCTACGAATTTATTTACAATAACCGCTGCTACTACAACTACATTTAGTTATACCAAAGCAGCCACAAACGTAGCCTCAACTGCAGTAACCTCGGCAACTGCTTTAACAAATGTACCTGGTTATACTTACATTGAAAGCGCTAGTGAAAAAGCCACAAGTGGATATCTACAAACAGGCTTTATAAGATACAACACATTAGAGCCTAAAAACTTTAAACGTTTGATAGGTCGAGGTGAATTTGAATTCGGCTCTATGTCCCTACAAACAGTAGATAAAGATGGTTTAGCATATGATGTAGTCAGTTATGACGCATCAGTTCCAGCAGTAGAAGTAACTACCAGCCAGCCAGCAGGAGCACAAGAATTTTTAGCATATAAATTTGTTCTAACCAGAGACGCTACAGATAATACCAAGGGTCCTATCTTCAAAGGCTATCAGGCTAAGGCTACAATCGCTACACCTCGACAACGAGTAATTAGATTTCCCGTCTATTGTTTTGACGTGGAGACAGACAAGTACAATGTTATGGTCGGCTATGAAGGCCGAGCCTTAGACCGAATCAATGCTCTAGAAACCATTGAAGAAGATGGCGACATTGTTACCTGGCAAGACTTAACAACTGGCGAATCTCGTCAGGTTTCTATAGAACAAATACAATTCACTCGTATGACTCCACCAGATAGAGGGTTTACTGGCTATGGAGGAATGCTTACTATGACTGTAAGGACTGTGTAATGACACCTACCGAATGGGCTGGCCTAGCCGTAGCCACACTAACAATGATAACTGGATTTGCTGCACTTGTGCGATGGCTAGTCAAGCATTATCTCTATGAACTTCGCCCTAATGGTGGCTCAAGTCTGAAGGATAAAGTTGATTCTTTAGAAAATAAAGTAGAACTATTAACTGAATTAATCAAGGAATCTTTGAGGAGATGAATGAAACCTGTAGCCAAAGTAGCGTCACCTGCTGCTACTGCTGTGCTCCGTCAAGCGACAGCGTTGTTTCCGAAGCGCAAGAAACTGTCAGACGGGTTGTTGCCTTCGTTAGCGCATCGGAAAGCCAACCCGAATTCGGACCACAATACTGGGCTAGCAGTCGACTTGACCCACGACCCTGAGGGCGGTATTGATTGTGCTATCATTTTTGAGAAACTTAAAAAAGATGAACGAGTGGATTACCTCATATACAATAAAAAAATTTGGTCAAGAGCCAGACGCAAAGAAGGCAATAGGAAGTATACAGGTAGTAATCCTCACGTTAAGCATCTACATATTTCTATTAATGATACTCACCGCAGTGACACTAGCCCCTGGTTCTGGTGGCTAAATCAATCTAAAGTTGTGAATCAAATAAAGGCTAGATTAAAACCTATTCCTAAAAAGAAATATAATGTTGATAAATCCATTGTCGGCAATCTATTCAAAAAGAAATTACGTGTACATATGGTTTGCACTTGCAAGACCTGTCCTATCCATAAGAAAGGCAAATAATGAAAGCAGTTAAAAAACTAAAAAAGAAGTTTGCTAAACCAGAATTTAAGGCTGCCCTTAAGTCCTACCTTCGTGCTGTACTGGCATCGGCTGTGACTATGGGGATTGCTTTGGCTACTGACTTAGCCCCTGAGTATGCTGTTTTAATTGGCGGCCTCACTGCCCCAGCAGTTAAGTGGGCTGATAGAGCCGAGGCTGACTTCGGACGAAAGTTTGAAGAGGCTGCTGAGTAGTCCTTTAAACGTCCTATAAGGCGATTTAAGACCATAAGACCCCCAACCTAAGGTGATTACCTTGGGAAGGGGGTTCTTTTTCTTTTTGTCGGCGTGTCGGTTTGGTAAAAACTTTGACATCGTGTGTATAATTTATCTATAATAGATAATATATATAGGGGCGAAGCCCCTTATTATATATATAATATATTATAATATATACAACTAAATATTCCTAGCCCAAGTGTTGAGTACTCTCCTGTCCTCCGCTTAGGGCTAGGATATCTAACGACAGGAGAAGTAAATGATTCAATTACAGGGCTATGAACTGCCAGCCCATATATCTTATTCGGCATTCACCACATACCTGACTTGTGGGTATCAGTATTATCTAGGTCGACTGTTAAAACTACCCGAAGAGCCAAGCATCTGGTCTGCTGGTGGTAGAGCATTCCACGCAGCAACCGAGGAATGGGACCTAGCAAATGACTAATGCGTTATGGGCTAAAGCCTGGAGTGATGAGACCAAGGAACTTGATTTTACTAAGGCTAGAGTTGCTGGAAGAGCAACCATTGCTAACCCGAACAAGGAAGATGCTAACTGGTGGAATGAGAAGGGCCCACAGTGGGTCGATAACTACATCTCTTGGCGTAAGAGCAATACGAATTGGAAGATTTGGAAAACCCCTCAAGGGGCTAGAGCAATCGAAATAGAACTCAATCCTGTCATCGCAGACGTGCCTGTGAAGATGGTGATTGACCGTGTCTTTGAGGTTGATGGTGAACTTATTATCGTTGACCTTAAGACATCAGCGCGTAGACCAATATCTGACTTACAACTCGGCTTCTACAAAGTCGGGCTAGAGATGATGCTTGGTGTAAAAGTCAATCAAGGAAACTACTGGATGTCCAGAGACTCTGGGACAGGAGAGATGATTGACCTAAGTAGATATACCGTAGATATGCTCGAATATTTAGTGTCGGGCTTTGATAAGGCTCGCAAGGCTGGTATATTTCTTCCTAACCTATCCAGTTGTAGTTTCTGTGGACTCACAGAACACTGCACATTTACGAAAGAGAATAAATGAACAACGACGATTGGAAGATTCAAGTCTCCATCAAATCATCAGCATCTAAAGATGCAGATATGATTAACGTTCGCGCTAATACTGCTGACGAACTCAGTGTATTACTAGAGGGCGTATCTAATTACTCAACACAAATAGCAGCAACTGCTAAGATGGTTCAGGCAGCGTACACAACACTCCCTTTAGTGACGCCGCCTTCAATTCCCGCCACGCAGCCACCAGTCTCCTCCGTACCAGACCAGGCGCAGCAAGCAGGCCCTACTTGTATTCACGGACCTAGAGTGTGGAAGAGCGGTATAAGCAAAGCGTCAGGAAAACCATATGCATTTTGGTCTTGCTCACAACCAATGGGCGCTACACAATGCAGGCCAGTTAGTTAATAACCCATAAGAATTGAGACCACTTGCTGTTCGGGGAAGGTGGTAAGTGGTTTCAACTTAAGACAGGAGCAAGATGAAAACATTAGCAAGGTCAGTTGGTAGAAGTGATATAGGCGGAGAGCCTTTGCCCTCTGTGTTTAAAGCATTTGAAACTAATAAGATTATATTTCGTAGGGCAGAAGTATCAATGATGGCGGGAACGCCAGGTGTAGGTAAGTCAACACTCGCCCTAGGTTTAGCACTTAAGATGAAAGTTCCATCCCTTTACATCTCAGCAGATACCAATGCACATACTATGGCTATGCGATTAGCCTCAATGATTAGTGGTAAGAATCAAACTGACGTTGAGTATCTATTACAAAATGATTTAGGTTGGACTAGGGCTACCCTTGCTAAAGGTAGTCACATTGTGTGGTCATTTGAATCTAGCCCTAGCCTTGTCGATATTGATGAAGAGGTTCAGGCATTTGAAGAACTATGGGGTTGTCCTCCTGTGGCTATCTTTGTAGATAACCTGATGGATGTAGCCACCGACGGGGGCGAAGAGTTCGCCTCTATGAGGGCGATTATGAAGGAGTTGAAGTACCTTGCTAGAGCGACTAACGCTGCGATTATCGTACTACATCATACATCGGAGGCTGTGGAAGGCAAACCGTGTCAGCCAAGGTCTGCACTCCAAGGAAAGGTTGCTCAACTCCCAGCGCTTATCTGTACTCTCGGAGTTGTCGGAACTGCAATGGCTGTTGCGCCTGTCAAAAACCGCTACGGTAGGGCAGATGCAAATGCAAATCTTAACGCGTGGTTAGCATTTAACCCTGAATATATGTATATTGAAGACATCCCAGAGAACGCATAGGAGGAGAACATATGAAAATAAGATATGCAGGAACAGATAAACGAGTAAAGTTTTCAGACTACCTAGGTATCAGTATCTATGAATGGGACGAAGCAGATTATGGATTGACCATAACTCTGTTTGGTCGGGAGTTTAACTTCCTTATCTGGAGGGGAATTAAAAGTAAATAAATGAAACGATATACAGAAATACTACAATGTAAAAATTGCTATTATACTAGAGGTAATAGTGAGTGGTATATTAGTAAAGAAACTAATAACTTTTATTGTACTTATGATTGTTACTTATCTAAAGAAAAGAAAACAGACAATGGATGACGATTACTTAGAAATTCACGCCAAAGAGATGGCTCAGGCTGAATACTTAAGACATAATGCCAAGTGCATACAAAAGATTAATGATG